GCACAAACTGGTTGTTCAGGAAGCGAAACCACTCACGCGAAATCAGGCCCGTCCGCTCGTCAATGAACGGAACGCGAGGTGCAGGAATATTCGTAATGTTTGCCATTACGCACTCGTCGCGCTGATGGTGAGTTCTGCGCCCATGATGGCGACCTTGACGGGATCGGTGCCGCTAATCTCGTACACGCGGTCACGCAGTTTTGTCGTCATGCCAAGGCGACGGAAGATAGCGCGGGTGCCGTAGCGACCGATGCGTCCCATCGACGTTGAGCGAATCTCAGTCCAGGTATGACCGCCATCATCTGACCAGCGCATCATCAACTGCGGGTTCGCGCCCACTTTGATGCTGCTTGCCGGTCGCTCGATGACAAGGTTTAGGCCCGCATCCTCGGTAACGCCAAGGGTGTGCAAGCCGCTTTCGGTATCAATGTCTTCGGGCACTTGCGTGCCGAGCGCGGCAACAACCTGCGGATCACCCGTTTCGGTGTTAATCGGAATCGACGTTTGCGTAGCAATCTTATCGGGCGGGTCGAACGGGTCGTAGCCGTCCAAGCCCACGCCTGTCTCGCAGTCGATCTGCAGCGAGTGGTGCGTTGAGCGTTTGAGGTTGTTCTGTCCCGTCGGCAGCGCACGCCACGAACGCAGCCACTTTTGTGTCGCGCCGTTATCCGAAAACACATCTAGGCTAAAGGCGTACAGATTGCCGTTTTCGTAATCGCCAATAATCGGTTCGCCGTCAAAGCGGGAATGGCAGTTGCCACGGTGACGCTTAAAGTCGCCACGACTAAAGGCCGCACGCTCGTGCCACGAACCTGTCGCAGCGTCGTACACCCACGTCGTATCGGCGTCCGTAAAGTTCAGCACGTAGAACGTATGGCCGTCCTGCTGGTAGGTGTAACCCACCGCATCCGCCAAGTTGTCGTACTGCTGAATCGCAAACTCTACGGCGTGCGTCGAAATGCGTTGGCCTTGGTAGCCCTGCGCTCGATACACGATGCCCTGACCGCGAGCGTCAGCGCCAAGCCAGAACACGCTGTTGTCCATCTTGGCGACGGAGTAGGGCGCAATACAGCCGATCTCGTTGAAGGCGCCTTGGATGCGCGAGAGCGGGAAGTCTGCTTCGCCGCTGTTGTACCAAACCTCAACGCTGTTCGTGCCAAAGAGCCACGCTTCGCGGTGGTCGATGATGAGCGACACCAAGCCGTCGGGCGAGCCTTCGGCAGAAGCAAAGTCAAGCGGGTCGATTGACGTGCCATCAAGCAACGCGGTGACCCATACGCGCTGACTGTTGGGTTCGTTGAAAACGAAATAGCCGTCAAGATAGCCAACCGTTACCGCGCCGGGGAAGTCCTCGTCGGTAATCTGTGCGAACTGCAGCGTATCGCTGTTGTAGATGTACCCATCAGGGTTTGCAGCAATGAATATCTGCGTGCCGTTATCGGCCATTGATACCGGGCCAGTGCCGCTGACGTAGCCGACATATGCACTGCCTGTCTCAAGGACGATCTTGCTGCTGTCTTCCAGCAGAATGAAACTGCCGTCCTCAAGTTCCAGAAAACCCGTGGTTTGACCGAGAAACGACGCATCGAGTCGATAGAAGCCGTCACCGGAAACCACGTACAAATAATTGCCAAGCGTCCACAGTCCGCGAATCGGGCCGTTGCCGACTGTTGCGCGTAGCGTGTAGCCGGGGCATCGCTGCAGATACGCAGGCTCCTTGCCACCCTCCGCAATCACTTCGGGGTACAAGTTCACCATCCGATTGTCGGCAGCGTTGACGCTACGAATAACGTAGCTGCTACCCAGAATCGGAGACTTCACGCTTGCGCTCCAACAAACTTATCCATACAATCTATAGACCGTTTATTGAGGGCATTAAGATGGAAACATGGAAGCCGATTGTTGGGTTTGAAGGTTTGTATGAAATAAGCGATCACGGGAATGTCCGCCGCGTTGCCAGAGGCAAGAAGTTTACGGCAGACCAGATTGAGACGGCGAAACAAATGTTGGCAGCTGGCGCTGAGTTGAAAGCCGTTGCTGAATTTCTCGGTACTAGTATTACGACCGCATTTAGCATCAAGCATGGAAAAACTTGGGCTGGTGACGCAAAGCATCGCCCTATAAAGCCTATTGTCGGATCGGACTTTTACTTGCGGGTCATGGCTTGCAAGGAAGGGCAATACAAACGAATTGCCATTCATCGAGCGGTGTGGGAAGCATTTAATGGCCCGATCCCTGGTCGTCTTGAGGTTAACCACAAGAACCTTGACCGCGCTGACAATCGATTGGAGAACTTGGAGTTGTTGACGCATCAGGAAAACGTCCAGCACGCCCACGCGTTATACAACGCCCAGCGAACGCATCTTTCGCCCGGAAATCGTCGCGGTCCCTATAGCAAGTATGTTAGAATTAAACATACTTAAAAATTCCCACTATAGATGTTGAAGCGCGGACGATTGATGATCAGTGCCGCCGGCATTGCCATCACGTCATCCGGGTTGTTGATGCGCTTCAGATTACGTTTGCTGTACATCGCAATACGCTTTACTTGTGGCGAAGGCTCGACGCCGTATTCCGGCGCAAGTTCGCAGGCAAGGTTGTAACGAAACGCACGCAGGTAGCCCGGCGGGAACGCCAATGCCGTCTGCAGGTTTGCAGGCTCAGTCAACTTTTCAACCGATATGAAATGAAACTCTAGCACCCGCATCGGAACAGGGTAGAGATAGATTTCGATATCGGGATAGGTGGCGTTGTACCAAAGAATCTGCGGGTACGTCGACGTTACGGTTTTGACCGCGATGTTGTCGTATTGCTCTTGGTTAATCATCTTGATGCCATACGACACGTTCGTCGAAGCATCACGGAAATACGTCGCATCATCGATTTGCACCGGACGCTGACCGACGAAATCGCCGGTCGGGCCAAGGGTGCGGATGCGGGTGCTAGGTGGCCAGTTGAATACCTGGTCAATAGTGGAAAACACGGCAAGTCGCTCCGTGTTCCACGAATCAATCATCTGATTGAGCGCCGTCAGGGCATCTTGCGCCATCGCTGCCGAAGGGGCTTCGGCTTCTGCCAGTACCCCGATCAAACGCAGCGCCCCGTTGATCTGGTCTGCAGCGGTAGTCGCCATCTTCTACTCCTTGCGTCGGCGCTTAGTCGCTCTCAACGCATTACCGGAATTCTCCGACGCCTCCATTTCTGAAGGCGCCGGAGTTTCCATTTCATCAGGGTCGTTCGGATTGTATTCCTCCCAACCCCACTCCATGTCGTCTCTAGCCTCGTGCCACGAACACGCTACTTTCGTACCGTGACGCTCGTGTCGTAGGTAGATGACGGCCATGCAGTATTAGCTTACGCGGTAGCAAGTCCAAGAGCTGTCGCCGGTCTTGCGGGCACGGAAGTGACCCGAAGAACCCGCCGCCACAGCGCCCGCACCTACGAGCGTCCAACCCGTGCCAACAGCCACGGTGATGGCATCCGCACCCGCGTCGATGTTCACGACGAAGAAGTCGAAAGCCGCGTTGGTCTTGGTTGCAGACGAGATGCCCGCCTCAAGGTCCGCCACCGTCGGCAGCGTGAGGTTGCCCGCCGTGCCGTTGAAGGTGAAAAGACCGTTAGCAAGTTGAGCCGCCGTAGCAGTCGCTCCAGCAGTCAGAGCGGTCGGTGCGTCCTGCGAGAAAAGCAGGGCTTCGCCGACGTTACCGTCATTAAACTGGTATCCACCAGCGCCATTCGGAAGAGGCATGATTCAATACTCCTAAATTAGATAATGCCGTCGGTAATAGTTCTATCCGGTCGGCTCAAGAGGACTTTGTAGACCTCGCTCGCCGTCGGGGTAATCGAACTACCCGTGAAGTTGCCAAAGGTAATCGCCAGCGTATTCGCTGCGGAAACACGCGCCCCAACAATACCGAGGCCCGCTTGGGCGCTCGGCTTGTTGACGGCGACGTGATCCCCCGCCTCCAGACCGTTGACCGTGAACGTCTGCTCTGCAGAGGTGTTCGCGGACACGGCGGAAGGCGACAGCGTAATGCTGAGAAGCGCCTGCTTGGGGAGATTGCCGAGTACGTAACTCATGGCATCAACCCCAGAGCCGGACAGCCATCTGCGGACGGATCACCGAGTAGCCATACAGCACGTCGATACGGCACGGCATACGGTCGTTGTTGATGTCGTACTGACGAACAACGCGCATGGAGATACCGTTGTGGACCTGGCGCGAAGCCATGTCAACGCCCTGCGGCATGAGGAGGTCTGCCGTGGCGAAGGCAATCGCATCGCGGTGGTACACGAGGTTCTGCGGGTACTGCGTCGAGGCAGAGCCAAGGAACGTCACAGCCTTACCAGCAACCGGGAACGAATCCACCGTGGCAAGCGCATGGCTTGAGGTGTAGATCGCCGGGCTGACGTTGACCGTGTACGCACCGGCCACAGCCGTCGCATCAGCGGTTGCCACGAACTGCTGCAACGAGCCAGTGGACTCGCGGGTCTGCGGGTTCACCGCAAAGCAGTCAGCAACCGTGAACACGTCACCCTTCTTGATGGTCTGGGTGCCAGTGCCGGTAATGGCAATGCTGGTCGCGCCCTGAGTCGAAACCGTCGTGGTGACGGTGTGCGAGCCCGTGCGGGTGCCAGTCGTGAACTGCTTGATCGACTGCGACATATTCAGCTCGTTAAAGCCGAGGATGCCTTCGCCGAACATACCGTTCTTGAACTGCGACGAGATGGTGCTGACCGGGTTAAAGAGCCCCTTCATGCCCTCGATGAGCGCGGCGTTCGCAGCCGGGTTCACGGTGACATAACGCGGCGACATCACCGCAGCGGCCTCGTTCAGCTTCTGGTTAGCAGCAAGCAGAACCGAGGTCGTGGACGGCGTGGTGCCGGGGGTGCCGACCGACTGGAAGATGCCTTGGAACGAGTTGGCAACGTCCGCGTCGATGCTGGCCGCAAGCTGCGAGATACGCGGCTTGAGAACACGCTCGGCGAAGTCGTCCAACTGCATGGTCATTTCGGCAGTCGTGAAGTTCACACCGATGTGCTTCTGCGAAGCGACGGTCAGGGTGGTGAACTGCTCGTTGTCGTCCTGCACCTGGAGGGCAGCGCCGTCGGTTACGAGAGCGCGGTCCGGCAAGCGGATACGCAGCGTGGTGCCGATCTTGGCGCCCTGCACGGCGAAGGAATCGTCGTACTGACGATTGACGTTACGGGTGATGACGAGGCTGTTCTCAAGGATTTCGAGAGCCTTCCTCGTGATCATGTCGATTGTAAGAATACTATTAGCCACGAAAATTACTCCAAATAAAGGTTAACGACGGTGCTGCGCTTCCCACTGCTTAATCTGGCGACGGCGTTCGGCTTCGATCCATTCCGACGTACTCATGCTTGATATGGAGCGAGGGTCGGTGGTTTCGTAACCGTTGCCACCGCTAGACCCTTTGGCCGTTACCGGCTTGATGGGAGGCGGAGCGTTGGTTGACTTCTTGACCGGCGGATTGTCCACAAGTTTGGCCTCAATTTTGCCGATCTCTTTGGCTTGCAGATACGGCGATAAGCGGGAAATACGTTCGGCTTCGCGAGGGTTGGACCCGAGGTAGTACGCTACGTCAGGGCCGACATCCGATGCCTGTATCGTCTGTGCCATCACGGTCGTAATCGGCAGGTTCTGGTTGTACGCGACTTGCTCGAAGTCGTCGTACTTTTCCCGTGCTGCCTCTTCGCGCTCGTGATAAGCACTCAAGAGTTCGTACTGTTGGCGTTCGGCTTCGCGCTTGGCAAGGAGTTCCTCGGCCTTACGGGTCGCTAGGGCTTCCGCGTAAGCATCGGGGTCTGATTCCCTGTCAGGCAGTTCTGCCGGTGCAGCGGGCTTATCGACCGCCTGCGCCTTCAGTGTTTGCTCTCGTTCCCACTTGCGACGTTCCTTCGCAAGCCTCTTGCCCACTACCGCGTCCAGTTCCTCTTGGGAAAAGGTTTTGTTAGCGGGCTTTTCCTCCGGCTTTGTGGCTTCTTCAGCCTTAACTTCGGGTTCCGGGGTCGCCGTGACTTCCGGTTCCGGCGCGGCTTCTGCCGCTACAACTTCGGGGAGTTGGTTTTCGTCGCTCATATCATTCCTTACGGAGCCTGGTCAACCGGGCCAGTACGGGTAAAACTGTACTGTTGTATTAAAGAAACATCAACCCCAAGGCGTGCCCATCGGCACTGCGCTTGGCTTTTTGCCGTCCCTTTC